CTGATGGGTTGAAAGTTTGTTTCTTTTTTTGTTCATTGGAAAAAAAAGTATCATGATATATTCTATTATTTTTAAATGTTCAATAGGTATATAAATATGATTTTTCATATCCCATTTTTCTTGTGCTCTACTAAATTGTTTTATTTCAAATGTATTAAATAATGTTTCATCGTATTCAATATATGTCAGCTTGTCAGTAAATTTAAATAATAATATTAATGGTTTAGACTTATCTAATTTATTTAATGTAATCATTGTTGTGTTGTATTTGTTTAGGTCATTCGTTCTAGATTTCAACTCGTAATTATATTTATCATCTGAGAAATCATATTTAGAATATTGTTCAGTATGTTCAATAATGTTTCTATTAAAATATTCTTTAATGATAGGTAATATAATTTGTTGTTGTTTTACTCCATACTGGTATGATGTAATCCAGTGAACCATTATAATATATATTAGTTTAGATATTTTTAAATAGAAATCTAAATTAATAATCTAATTAGTTTAAAATTAAATAATTATATTCTATTATAATATTATAATGAGTTCTAACTTAGATAAATTAAATGAATTAAAACGAGAAGAAGCCTATAATAAAATGAAAACTAAATTAGCCCATATGGTTAGTGATGATGATTATAATCAATATTTTACGGATGCTCCAGAAAAATTATTAAAATATTCTCAACTAGAAAATATAAATGATATTAATGAATTATTACCAGAAGAAAGAGATTATAGAATTATTTTAACTGAGAATAAACAAAATAGTGGTCATTGGTGTTGTATTACAAGAATTAACGATGTATATACTTGGTTTGATTCTTACGGGGAAAAACCTGATGGAGAATTAAAATATATTTCTGCAATAATGAATAAAGTATTAGGACAAGATAAAAAGCATTTATCAAGAATATTAAAAACAATTAGAGAACCAAATAAAATATTTTATAATGAAACTAAATATCAAAAATTAAGAGATGGTATTAACACATGTGGACGCTGGTGCATCTGTTTTTTATTATTACATCACATTGGGTATGATTTAGAAGAATTTAAAAATTTTATAGAATTAAATTGTAAAAAATATAATTTACCACCAGATATTTTAATTTGTGAATTCTTTTAATATGATAAATATATTTTTATTATTTATTATTTTTTCTATTATAAATTTTAATATTATTTTTAATTAATGTAATAATATTAAAATATAAAAAAATGTTTAGAGTTGGAAACCTAATTGAAATTCTTGGGTTCCTGATGATGTCATCAATCCTAGTTTTTGTCCAATAAATTCGACACTGTTGACTGCTGACGCTGAATTGCTTCCTATCGCTATTGTCAATATTTGTTCAGTTGGAAGGTATGACCCTCTTGGATTATTAACAGGGCTTTGAATCATATTTGCTAATGTAGAAGCGTAATGTTTTGGATCTGGACAAGTTCCACTTACATTTTTAAAGAATGTATAACTAGTATTTACAGTAGGTGTTATAGTTGTATCTAAGATGTAAACCATCGAAGAATGAAACCAGCTTGCGTAATCTCCGCTTCCTGTAGGTTTAGTATATATAATTAAAAAAGGTGAATTATCATTTGATGTTGTTGAACAATTAAATAGACGTAAATATATCCCTATAATATCGCCTACAGTTTGGTTTGTATCTGGCGAAAAGTACCAATTTATTTTATACCCTGCTACAATATTTTTAAAATACCATCCAAATTGTGCGTAAGTATTTGAAGATAATAAAGGTACTGATGCTGGCGGTCGTCCATCTGCGTAAATTGCTGGAGATGAATAAACATTAATTAAATTAGTTTGTTTAATTTGTAATCTTTCTATTTGTGATAATACTGATACACCATCAAAAGTTAAATCTGATTCAGTTAATTGAGATGAATGAATACCATTATTAAAAAATATATTTGGATTCTCTGAACTATTATTTATACGTAAATTTGATACACCGCCAGAATAAAATATAAATGATTCATTATTTAATAAACATTGAAATGTATCATCAGTAAAAGTTAGGTTATTATATGCTAAACTTAAATTTGTATTACCTGAATTATTAGTTAAAGCTGAATCAATTAATAATCTATCTTTATTTACATCTAATGTTTTAACTGGTGCTTGTGTTGAATTGCAATTCCAGAACTGATGACCTCCGATTTTATCATTTGAAGCATTTAATAATTTCAATGAATTAGTAGTGGTATCGGTAAAGTGATAATGTCCTTGGGCTGTTGTAGTTGCAACGGGGAAAGATGTAAGAACGGTAGAATTATTTAAATTAGATCCAAAAGCATTATTAAGGACTAAATTTTGGTTAGATTGGTAGGTTGGGACTGACATATATATATTATTCTATATATTTTTATTATAAATATATAAATTAATATTACAAAAATAAATTAATTAGCTGCTATGATTGTAATTACAGCAGGAGATGCAAAAATTTGATTTGGTAATACATTAACAAATTCTAACGATACTAAAGTATTATTTGCTGATGTTGAGTTAAATACGCACCCAATTACAAAAGGGTTTTTATTATTGGTTAATGATGAATTATTTAAATAAGCAATATATGAGGAAGAAGCTGAACCTATAAAATTAGGTATTATTTGGTCAGGATATTCTAACCATTGTTGTGAGTTTCCCCCAACACTACCTATTGTAATTTGTGTCTGTCGTATTATTCCTGATTGTAAATAATTATTAATAGGTAAATAGTTATTTGTTTGTTCTTGTAATGTTGAATAATTTGCAATTGTTGTATTAGATACAATATTAGTATTTAAATCTGTATTATTTGTATAATTTGTAGTTATATAATTAGTAGTACCTGTTTCTGTAGTATAATTTGCAGTTATATAATCAGTAGTTTCCGTTTCTGTTGAATAATTTGCAATTGTTGCATTTGAAACAATATTAGTATTTAAATCTGTATTATTAGTATAATTTGCAGTTATATAATTAGTAGTTTCCGTTTCTGTTGAATAATTTGCAATTGTTGCATTTGAAACAATATTAGTATTTAAATCTGTATTATTAGTATAATTTGCAGTTATATAATCAGTAGTTTCCGTTTCTGTTGAATAATTTGCAATTGTTGCATTAGATACAATATTAGTATTTAAATCTGTGTTATTTGTATAATTTGCAGTTATATAATCAGTAGTTTCAGTTTCTGTTGAATAATTTCCTTCTTCTGATAATTGTGGATAATTTAAATCAAGATAAGATACTGTTGCACATTGTTGATTTGCAATTTTTAATATATCAGTATTTGTACAACTTAATACTACATTGGGACTAAGTCCAACAATAACATTATTAAATGTATCACCTCCTCCTTGATTTTGATTTTGTAATATTTGCGCTACACTTGCTACACTCATTATATATATATATATATAAATATAATAAATTAAATATTAATTTAAATATTAATTTAAATATTATTATTATTTCATTGCAATTACTGATAAATTAAGGGGTTCATTTTCAACGGATGTTGATGTACCTGCATTTGTAAAAGATACATTAATAAAGGTATTAGTTCCATCTGTTGATGCCCATATTGCACTTGTATTAAATGGTATACCATTATAACGAGTTGAAGAAATTCCACAAATATACGATGCTGTACCATTACTATCAACAAAATTATTAATTTGTACATTAACTAATTCAAAAACTGCACCTTGAACTAATGCAGGTACAACAACAACATTACCATTAAAACGCCCAAAAGTTGACGTTAAAATATAACTACCAATAGGTTGAAAGGCTGCATCTGATTGAGCTGTTGTATAATAATTAGTTAGAGTTGTATTATTAACGTACCCCGCATTTAAATCTGTGGTATTAGTATAATTAGTTGTCAAATAACTTTGAAATCCTGTAGTAGTTAAATAATTAGTTGTCAAATAATTTTGAAATTCTGTAGTAGTTAAATAATTTGTTAGAGTAGTATTAGCAACATATCCCGCAACTAAATCGGTGGTATTAGTATAATTAGTTGTCAAATAATTTTGAAATGCTGTAGTAGTTAAATAATTAGTTAGAGTTGCATTATTAACATATCCCGCTTCTAAATCTGTAGTATTAGTATAATTAGTTGTCAAATAATTTTGAAATTCTGCAGTAGTTGAATAATCTGTTAAAGTAGCATTTGCTACGTACCCCGCTTCTAAATCTGTAGTATTAGTATAATTAGTTGTCAAATAATTTTCAAATTCTGTAGTAGTTAAATAATCTGCATTACTAATAAAATTATTATTTACATACGGAACTGTTGCAACTGTCTCAGTGCCTACTAATAATTCATCAGTAGTATTACATTCTAATATTACTTGAGGATTTCCATCTAATCCTATATATAATTGTTCAAAAATATTTGTACCTCCACCTCCGCCACCCCCTTGATCTGCTATTAATTGTGCTACGCTTGCAACTGACATTTTATATATATATAATATACAAATAAATTAATTATAACTAAATTATTTTTATATTAATTATTCATTACCATTATACCTAAAGATACTAATCCATATGGATCGGTTCCACCACTTAAAAGAACAGCAATAAATTGAACTGTTATAATGCCAGTTGTTCCACTATTTGTTAATCCTATACCAAGAACTTCCCATATTGGTAATTGGGTTGTATTTGGATCTACTACTGTACCAACATTTATAGCAGTAGCTGGGCAGAATGTTATATTAACAAATGTATTTATTGTTGATACATTAAAATTAGTAAACTCAAATTGATGAGAATAGACGGTATTAACATTATAAGAAAGAAATGGAAATGTGGTAGATTTATAAAGTGCACTTCTTATATTTGATGTAATTGTATAATCACCAAATGAATTATCTGATACAGTAATACCTGAACCAGCAATTATATCATTGACGCTACCGCCTCCGCTTCCCCCTTGATCTGCTAGTAATTGTGATACACTTGCAACCGACATTTATATATATAATATACAAATATATTAATTATAACTAAATGTATTATTTAAGACCAAAGAATTTCACGAGATAAATTATTTTTTGAATAAGGGTCATCTTTCCAATTACCTTTTATACCTGCTGACCTTTTTAAATAATTATTTTTTCTATCTTTATTTTGATGATACAAATAATCTTCCATATCTGAACCAAAATGAATATATTTATTTGTATTAGGGTTTAATATTTTATATTTTTTCTTTGGTTTCTCTGATTTATATAAAATTGCGGTTGGTCCTAAATAATCAAATGCTTTTTTTTGTGCTTTTTTAGGATTAGATATTTTATATAAATTATCATTTTTAGAAACATCTTTTATTTTAATTAATAATTGATTTGATAAATTTTTTATTTCTTTTTTTAATAATCTAGATTGTTTATAATCTTGTTCATCTGCTTCACCTGAATTAATATGACCTTCTAAATGTTGTAATATTTTATTATAGTTATTTATAACATGTTCTATAATTTTGTTTTCCATTATATTATATAATACAAAATATATAATGGAACGTATAATTGATTTTAGTTTATTTTTATTATATTATATAATTAATTTTATATTAGTTTATTTTTATTATTATTTTTTTTTTTATTAATTTAGTTTAAATTATTTTATTTTGTATATATATATAATGGATAAAAAATATTTATCAACAAATAAAAGATATATAACATATGATGATGTCTACCCAATGATGATTGAACGAGGATTGACTAAAAGAGAAGCAAAGAAAAAAACTAACGAATATGTTAGTGAATGGAATAAATCAGCACATGAAGAATATAAAGAAATTACTAATTCATTAAAAGAATCAATAGACCATTTTGAAGGATTAAGAAAAGATTACAGAGCAGATAAAAATCTACCTTTAATTGTTTCATATTTATCAAAAATGTTAAAAAAATATTAAATATTATTATATAATTTATTTTGTATAATATATATAATGGATAAAAAAATAAACTTTAAAAAAATTAAATGGGGAGCATTAACAAAAGAACTAAAACATTTTAATAAACAAAATAATACAAAATATAATATATCTGAATTTGCACATTTAATATTAAATAATCCTGAACATTTTGAACCAATTACAAAAAAAAGAGCCCAATTTTATATTAATGTTTTAGAACATTCAAAATTATCAGGCGGTAAAATATCTATAGGACATTTACAAAAATTTTTATCTAATTCATACTCAAAAAAACCAGATCAAAATATAGATGATTATTTACTTGATGAATCATTAACAAATGATACAGCTAAAGTATATCACGATCCAAAAACGGGGCATGCAGTTATAACGCACAAAGGAACTCAAGGGGCGTCAGATTGGTTAAATAACGCTGCATATGCAACGGGATTATATAAATATACAAATAGATATAAACAAGGACAGAAAACACAGAAAGCAACCCAAGATAAATACGGGGCTAAAAATGTATCAACTCTTGGACACAGTCAAGGTGCAATTTTATCAAGACACCTAGGTAAAGATTCAAAAGAAATAATAAATGTTAACCCCGCTTATATAAATGAAAAACCCGCATCAAATGAATATAATATTAAATCATCATCAGATGTTGTAAGTGCATTGAAACCAATTCATTCAAAAGATATTAAAATTAAATCAAAGTCATATAATCCATTAACTGAACATTCATATGATATTTTAGAAAGATTAAACCCCGATCAAATGATAGGTCAAGGAAGACAAATAAAACATACTTTAAAAGAATTAAAAGATAAAGTTAAAGAATGTATTTTAATGGATCCAAGTTATAAAAATATTTTTAAAGGTTGTAAAACTAAAACAGATATTTTAGATAGAATTCATTATATTAAATCTATTTAATTTAAAAATATATTAATTAATTTAATTTATTTAATTTATTTTATTTATATATATATATAATGAGTCAGGAATATAAACGCTACATTGCTAATAAGGTTAGAGACAATCAATATAAATATTTACAACATACAGATCAACCAGAAGCACTCTCAACTACACAATACCAATTAAGAGGCGGTAAACCTTTACGATCTCATCCAAAACCAGGTTATACGCAAAATAGTGAAGATGTTGGAACTCTATTTGTTGGAGGTCCGACTTTAATGAATAGAATGTATGACGGTAATATTGGAGATATGGAAGGAGCTGGAGTTTTTGGAGATATTGGACGTGAATTAAAAAGCGGATTAAGTAAAGGGGCTAAGGCTGTTTTTCATGATGTAATTGTTCCAGTTGGGACAAGTATGGCTAAAGATTACGTTAAAAAGAAGATGACAGGAACAGGACGACCAAGAGGTAGACCACCAAAACACGGTGCGGGTTTCTGGGGTGATGTTGGACACGAATTAAAAAGCGGATTAAGTAAAGGGGCTAAAGCCGTTTTTCATGATGTAATTGTTCCAGTTGGGACAAGTATGGCTAAGGATTACGTTAAAAAGAAGATGACAGGAACAGGAAGACCAAGAGGTAGACCTCGTAAACACAACATTGAGGGTGCTGGATTTTGGAAAGATTTCGGTCATGGGTTTGTTCAAGGTATTAAAGGTACTACAAAAGTTGCATCTAAAGTATTACCTATTGCTACAATGCTAGCCCCAGAACTTGCACCATTAACAGGGGCAGTAATGGCGACTAATAAACTAATAAATAAAGGATCAGGAAGAGGTAGACCAAGAGGAGGTAATAAAGTATGGGATACTATTAAAAAAGGGGCTAAAGTAGTAGGACATTACGGGGCACCGATTGCTAAAGAAATATTTCATGATGTAATTGTACCAGCGGGTACTGAGATGGCTAAATCTTACGTAAAATCTAAGATGGGCGGGCGTCGTTGTGTTGGTGGTGCATCAGAATTATATCGACCTGCAGTAATGCGCGGAGGTGCAAAATCTGGTGCAAGATCAGCACGAGGTGAATTAATTAAAAAAGTAATGGCAAAATATAAATGTAATTTAGGTCAAGCAAGTAAATATATTAAAGAAAATAATTTACATTAAATAATATTTTAAAATAATATAAATATATACAAAATAAATAATATATATATATATTATATATGAAAAAATCTGGCTTAGATAATGACCCTAACTCAATATTTAGAGCAAGTAGAACTGTTAGAAATATAATTAATAAAAAACTTAAAAAAGATCAAGATGCATTAAATGCACAACAACAAGCATTAACAGCTCCACCAACAAGTTCAACTGAAATTGATGTTAATAAAAATTTAACAGCGTTTACTTTAGATATTAAACAAATTACAACATTAGTTAATTCAATAAATAATTATTTATCAGAAGATTTAGAATATATGAAATCTAATTATAAAAATGGTGTTTATTCATTTGATATAAAAAAAAATCAAGGAAGAAAAAATTATCCATCAAATGCATCATTAAGTACATTATCATCCGCATCTACATCAAATACACCTAGAATACGTTATTATCCAACTTCAGAAGAAGGCGAAGAAAGTGGAAGTGAAGAAGAAAGTGGAAGTGAAGAAGAAAGTGGAAGTGAAGAAGAAAGTGGAAGTGAAGAAGAAAGTGGAAGTGAAGAAGAAAGTGGAAGTGAAGAAGAAAGTAAAAAAGCGAATAAAATTAGAAATCTTGGGGCATTTGGTTCATATGCTAGTGCTAGTTCTTCAGATATAAGAAGACGAAAAAATATAAAACAAAAAGAAGATACACTTAGAGATATAGTTGCACGTTCATCTATTTCTAGTAGTAATAAAGAGTCTAAAAATAGTAGAAGTCCTGAATATGAAGAAGTAATTTTTGATAATAGGTCAAGACGTCCTAATATTGATTCTGATTTTGATGTTAATTCTGAATATGAAAGAGATTCATTATCAGATACATCATATAAATATGATCCTGAAATAAGTTCATTATTAAGGGAAATTAATAAAATTTTATTATTACTTGATCATGCCATTATTTTGTGGGATGATAACATTAAACCAAATATTAAATATTTATCTAAAATTAAAATGATTAATTTTTTAAATTCAAATACGGTAAATAATTTAGATAGTGCATTTGAAAAATTTATTTTTTATACTAAATTAATGATAGCATACGATAATGCAATACGAAATATTGAGGATACATTATATGAAAAACTTACACAATCATGCGAATTATTAATAAATAAATATGATGAATTAATAGCAACAATTAATGATGATATTAAAATTTTAGCAGGTATTCAACATGGTCAAATGATTGGATCAGGTTTTTTACATTTACCAACTCCATATAATTCTTATTTACAATATTCAGCAAAAAAATATTTAATGTAAATAAATTAATATTTTAAAATTATATATTGTATATTAATGAGTAATTTTAAAATAAAAAAAGTATACCCTGAAAATATAACAAATGTTTTTGATACATTAACTATTACGGGAGAATATCGTATAATTGGGTCAGCATCTTTAGAAAAAATAAAATATAATTCAGATTACGATTTAGAAGAATTAATAAAAGATAAATCTAATGATAATACATTAACTAAAATTTATAAATATTACAAAGATAAGTTTAAATTTTGTAAAAAAGATAAAAGATATTTTATTACTGATTTTAAATGTGGTATTGGTACTGATGGTGAGCCTCTAAGATGGGATTATAAAAAAATGATGAAGGGAATTAATGACGGTATTACATTTCAACAAGCCTTATTAATGAAATCAACTATTAAAATGGATATGATAGTATTAATAGATAAAATATATACTGAATTTTCAGAAAATTATTATTTTAAACTTGGTCAGGATACTAATTATTATAAAGATGAAACTAAAAACCCTGATGTAGGTATTCAAAAATCATTAGATGAATATTTATATACTCACAATTTTTGGAAAGCATCAAAACGAATATTTAGTTTATTATTAAAAGATAAAAAAAAGAATAAAACAAAACTAATTAAATTAATGGATTATTTTAATTCTGATATTGGATTAATAAATAAATGTAAAAATGAATTAGATATTTTAATTATTATTTTAGAACAAAAATTTAGAAAACCAGATATTAATGATATTAAATATAATATATCTGTTATTAATGAATGGGGTGTTGAAGCTGGTTTAAATGAAACTTATTTTAAAAAATTCTTATCTTTATTAAATAAAACATCATTAATAAGTATAAAAAAATCTATAGAAAAAATTAGGGACGAACTATTTAAAATTATTAATAAATGTAGTTTAGATTTTTTACAAACAAATTTTAAAAATATAATATAAAAAAAAGTATAGAAAAAAATAATAATATCTCATTAAATTATATGACATCAAAAGATGAAAAAAGAGCAATTGCATATGATCAATTAAGGAATATGGAATATATTTATAGTAATATGTTAACAGAACAAGAACTGAATGATGCATTAGATGAATTAATAAGATTACAAAAAAAGAAAACTATAACACACAATGAATTTTTATTATTTTTATCTAATTATTTAAAGTTTAATAATGAAGACATGGATGATGATTTTAGTAAAATAAAAAATATGATATATGACGAAGATTATAGAGATCAGATTGAAGATGAATTAAAATTAAAATTAATTCTTAAAAAATTATCTGTAGATCGCCGACATATTACTTATAATACTAAAACACAATTACAAGAAGAAGATAAAAAATTAAAACAATATAATAAAACAAAAACATCTCCTGAGTCTACCGTTTATAATGCTTCTACAATTATTGAAAACTTAAAAGAACCAGAAAAATATAAAGTTAATACATATTTTATTGATGAAAAAATAAAAGAAATTGAAAAAATTTTAGATGATATTAAAAAACATTTATCAAAAGAAAAAAAATCAATTAAACCTCAAATTAAACAAATAAGTAATAAATATAATAGTAATGTATTACTTAATCCAAATAAACAATATAATATAACTAAACAACCTACAAAAAATGAAGTAAAACAAATTGTTGAAATATTAGAAGAACCAGAACAACACGATATTAAAGAAGTTTTAGATTTAATTAATAAAGTTAAAAATACAAAAATTAATAAAAAAATAGATACTAATATTATTAATAAAAAAATAAAAGAAATAGAAAAAATAAAACCTAAAAAAGAAAAAACTGTATATGATCCTAAAAAAATTGAAGCAAATAAAAAACTAATTAATGATTATACATTTAATGATAAAATGAGTGATAAATTTTTAACTGATGGGGCAAAAAATCTTTTTAAATTTCAAAAGAAAGGAGCAACTGATGATGATGTTTCACAATTTTCTATAGTTTATTTATATAAAGAACCAAGTCCGAAAGAGTTAGAACAATTAAGAGAAGTATTTAAAATAAAACAAAAATAATAAAATATAGTTTAAGATTATAAAAAAATATAATCTAATTATAATATACATGAACGTAGAACAAATAGGTGTACCTATAGCAATTATAAAAACAGAAGGGAAGAAGATAAAACAATACCCAGTAATATCTGTTGATGATAGTGAGACAGCTCGAACATCATACAACGAAATAAAATTAAAACCTAATGAGAAATTTCAACAAATTCCAAATCCAAAAACAGAAAGACAAATCCTTTACATCACTGGTAGAAGTGGATCAGGTAAGTCATACTATACCCTACATTATTGTAGAGAGTATCAAAAAATATATCCAAAAAGATGTATTTATTTATTTAGTGCGTTAGAATCTGATGAAACATTAGACCAATTAAAAGGACTAAAACGTATTAAATTAACAGAAGAATTCTGTAATGATGATATTGAAGCTGAAGATTTTAAAGAAAGTATGGTTATTTTTGACGATACTGATGTAATATCATCAAAAGTAATCAGAACTAAAGTAAATAGTATAATGAACCAAATATTACAAGTTGGTAGACATTTTGAAATTAGTTGTATTATAACAACACACACGGCATGTAATGGAGGTAGTACAAAAATAGTGTTGAATGAAGCACATTCTGTTGTACTCTTTCCTAATGGATTAGGCGGGCGTTCAATGAAATATTTATTAGATTCTTATTTAGGCTTAGATAAAGCACAAATAAAAAAAATAAAGAATCTTAAAAGTAGATGGGTATGTATTAATAAAACTTTCCCCATGTGTGTATTATCTGAAAGAGAAGCCTATATAGTAAAAACTGATGATTAAATTATTTATTCTTCTTCATCATCTGAATCAATATCTGAATCTTCTGAATCATCAGAATCAACTTCTTCATTTCTTAATATTGTAATTTCTTCTTTTAATTCTTTTATTAGTTTTTCATTTTTTGTAATAATTGATGTTAATAATGTATCATTTGATTCATTATTACTTTCTTTTACTTCATTTATAAATTGTTGTTTATATTCTATATATAATTTAATATATGATATAAAACTATCTCTACTAATAACTTGTTTAACTTCATCTTTATAGTTATTAAAAGCATATCTATTAAAATGGTTTTTAATGTGTTTTCTCCTTTCATTATTTAAATAAGTATTGTTTATTTCACTCATACGCCCGTATCGCATTGAAAATATAAAATTATTAATATCATATTTAAATTGTAATTTATTATTTTTAAAATGGGATGTATGATAATTTTTATATATAGTTGTACTACCAATAATAAAATATTTATCATCAATATCATTAATATCATTAATTATTTTAAAATGTTTAAAATCTGAATTTTTCATTTTAAATTTCTTATCAGCTACATTATTTCTAAAATGTTGATAATTTATAGGTTCACTATTCGTATTTACTTGAATTGATAGATCGCATTCATATCTTTCACCTGATAATTTTAATAATGAATAATCTTTAATTTTAAATAGTTTACCATTAGAGTAAACCACTTTACCTATTAAAGGAGGCATTATTTCATTTAGTCTTTCCATTTTCTCAATATTTTTACTCATCTATATATATGAGTTAATAAACCTTTAAGTGTCTTTTTGATTTTTAGGGGCTTAAAGAAAAAGGCAAAACTGATTTTTTTAGTACTTAAAGGATTTTTTACATTTGTCTACATTAGATTAACTACATGTGAATTAGTTTTAATATAGTTATCTTTCGCTGTATTTACGGATGTTCCCATTGCTGTTGTATCTTGTTGTAGTTGTTGCATATCATCGCCGTATTTAGATGTTAAAAATATATTTCTTAACATTGATGAACCTATCTTTTTACCAAATATTTTGTTTAATATTCTTGTGATCTCATTTGAATTATTAAGGGGTTGTTCAGTATAATTAACTAAAAGAGGTATATTAAATTTACCCTTCATCATCTTTTTTAATGGGTGATATTTTAAAAATACTTTAATAATACTAAATAAATCATCATTGATAGGGACAGTTTGATCTGTATAGGTTTTCTTAGTCTTATAGTTTCTAAATATAAATTGTTTATTAGATAGATCTAAATAATTATTATCAGTTGGTAGATCATCAGAATATTTACTAACTACATTCATTTTTAAATAATCAAGATTACGACGGGGGCTGTTTAATGTATATACTGATAGTACAAGAAGATCAAATAATCTATAATATTGTTCGGCTGTTATTTTACTTTTTCCTTCTATTTGTTGTAAAATGGTCATTAATTCTTGTTGTTTTTTAATTACATCTTCTTGGCTTATCCAATTTTCAGTTTGTGTTTCTGATTTTTCTGTATTTGTTTTTAGATTTTTATTATATTCTAATAAGATTTTATAATATTCATCATATAGTTTTTTAAATTTTGGTTCTTGTTTTAATAAAGATACAATAGAAATTAAATAAGTGCGTCGTGTGTTAGGTTTATAATCTTTGATCTTATCTAATATAGTAGGTATATTTTTTAAGAAAGTAAAATTTTTTATTTCTTTACCGTCATTCAATCTTATTAAATTCTTTGTATATAAATTTAATGAATTTGAACTAATATTTTTTTCATTTAGATTATTTAAAATACTCATTAATATAAATTAGATTATTTTTTTTATATTATTTTTATTTTTAGATTATTATTTTTTTTTAAAAGGTTTTACTTATTTGCACAATTTTCTATATGTGTTATCCATCTACAATTATTCGGAGAATAATCACCATTATTATCAATTCTATCTAATTCTAATTCTGTTTTAAATCCATTAGATAATGACCATTCGTAAAATAATAAAAAATTATTAGACCATTCATCGCATACAATAACATTTTTATCTAAATATGAATTTCTTTTTAATGGATCTTTTACACGTTGTTTCATTCCTGACCATCTTATATACAATGGATGTTTAGATAATCCATGTAATATATCACCGTTTTCAGTTCTTATTCTTCTAATACTACAAAGATTACACAAATCTGTAATTCTTTTACTATCTGCCCTTATTGATCGTGTTTTTTTACATGTAGGACATTCAACATCTATTTTTTTACGATTTGCTTTTTTTTTATCTTTATTTTTATCATCATATCTTTTACTAATTTCTGATCTAGATAATACCATTATACATATAATGGGTATATTACTTTAAATATATATTAAAATTTAGGTAAATTCTTTTTTCCTTTTATTTTTTGTTTTAATAAATATTGTTCTTTTAATCTTTTTAAAGGTATTTCTTCAACAGTTTTAGGCGTATTTTTATTTACTCTAACAGTTGGTCTATATGTTGGATATCCTGTTTTTCCTAATAATGGATTAATATTAATCCAACGTGCTGAAAACCATGTATCTAAATTTTTAGGTTTGTTATCATCAATATATTCACCACCAAGTTCTTTATACTTACGTACTATATAACCTGATTTATACGCACTACTTTTTGAGTATACTTTATCTGCTTCTTTTTTTACAAAATTATATAAATCCAAATTTTTTGGTATAGGCATTATTATATTATTATATAGAATATAATAATAATGAGTCAAATTTTATCAGAAGTTTTTTACGCCATGTTAGTTAGTACATTAGCGGGTTTAATAATTGCAGTTGGTAAAATGTGTTATAAATCTAAATGTTCATCTATTGATATTTGTTGTTTAAAAATAACACGAAATATTGAAGCAGAAGTAAAAGAAGATTTAGAAGCCCCTAAAAGTGATGAATCTAAAAAATAATCTAATTTATAAAATATAATACATATATATATATATATATGTCGGTATCAAATTACGTATTGAATCAAAGAATCTCAGCTTTACAGTATCAAATACAAAATCTCGGACCAGATTTTAAACAAACTTTATTTAATGTATTGACACAAGGTAATTCAACGGGGAATTTATCAATAGTAAATGATGATAATACTTTTGTGATGTTAACCG